TGGCGCTGGACTGGGTCTACGGCCTGGTGCAGCTGGCGGGGGTGCTGGCCCCCGCCGCTGTTGCTGCTCCATGTACTTTTTCATGGCCTGCGCCTGGTATTTCGGCGGCAGGTCGGAAACGTTTATGGCCATGTTATTTCTTGGCCTCCTTATGCGGGCAAACAATTTTTTCCTCCGCCGTTCTGCAAAAGAACGGGAGTTCTTTTAACATTTCATTCAGCGCATAGCGCAGATTAAAGCGGGCGCAGGACACAGCGCCATATTTCCAGAGTGGGCAGTCCGTACATTGTGGGCTTGCCGGCGGCTTTTCTGCTTTCACTTCTCCGCTCCGTTCTTGATCATGCGTTCCCGCTTTTCATTTAGGGCTGCCAGGGTCATTTTGACGACGCTTTTTCGCCATGTATTGATCTGGCTTTGATCCTCCGATGCAGTAATATCCCGCAATAGACTGCGCTGGACGTTTATAGCGCTTTCCAGGACTACCGGGATATATTTTGCGGCCCGTTCCTTTCTCCGGCGCTCTCTGGCCGTTCTAAACGCCGCACCGATTAGGGCCGCCGCCAGTATGAACCCGCCCACAGCCCAGTTTGTCAGGCCGATTTCTATTCGTAGCACCGCCAGCGCGAACTCTGCCAGTCCCCAACAGACTACCAATAGCGTCATTTCAGCGCATATAATCAGTGCGTTTTTGAAATATTCTTTCACGCTTATACCTCCTCCACGTCCGGGATCTCCACATACTGCCACGACATGGGCGGACGGTCCAGGCCGAACTCTGCCAGAGGGCTGGGCGCGTCGAACTTCTCCGGTGACTGGACGATCCAGCCGGAAAGCCGCCTGCCTTTTGCGTATTTCAGCAGATCCTCCCGCGGAACGCATGACATTTCTTCCAGGTCTTGCATGGTTCGGTATGATACTTCCCCAGGGCAAAGGAATTGACCTTGCACCGCTCCGGTGCCGCTGACGTACACCAGAACGGTCACGGGCCATTCAAGCCTTTCATTTTGCGGGTGTGTCTTTCGGATTTCCAACGTTTTTTCGCCGTCCAGGATCTTCTCCCACCACTCCGGTTTCATGCTCATAAGCACAGCCAGCATATTAACCTCCGTCCTTGCCGGGCAGCGGAATGATCCGGCATTTGTCCGTTGCGAACTCCGCCACATGATGGAGCGCCATGCAGGCCAGCACAATGTCCGCCATAAGCGCGTCCGCGTCCTCTTTCCCGCGCCCGTCCTTGTTCTGTTTCAGAAATCCAGCGGCCAGCACGTTCCCCAGTTCCTCCAGGTTCTTGGCTGCTTCCTGCCAGCGTTCTTTCGGCACGGTGTAACCGATCTCCACTTTCTCGGTGTTTTCCACGGCTCACACCTCCCAGGGGAAAGCAGAGGCAGGGAGATCCGGGAAATACTTCCGCAGATTTTCCTTGAAGAACACAGGGATCTCGTTCTCCTCGCAAAATGCCACGATGTTGTCCACCCACTCGCGGGCAGGCGTCACCTTGTCCGGTCGGTTGCCGGTTTCGGCGCCCAGGATCACCCACTCCGGTAAACCCTCCGCCGCGGCCATGTCCATCGGCCCCAGCAGCGGCTCCATGCTCCAAAAGCTGTTGATGTTCACACCCTGCATGACGTACATTCCCACCGCGTCCATGTTCGCCACGGTGCTGCCATACCAGAAATTGCTTTCGTGGGGCAGGAGGGCCAGGTGGTCCAACTCCAGATACCTGGCCGGGTTCTTTGTCAGGAACAAATAGCGGTGCTGTGGTGCCTTGCGGCAGGCGTCCAGCACCTCCACGATCCAGGAGGTGGGCACCCAGCGCCCAAACAGATCCGCCATGCTGCAAACAAACACGGTCTGCGGTTCCTCTGTGTTCTGCGGCTGGCCCAGGCGGTAGCGGTGCAGGGTAGGCTCGAAACCATACGGGTATGGCGTCGCCTTGATCTTCTCCGGCAGCACATGGAGGCCGCCGGCCAGCGGGGCCGGATCCTCCAGCCCTGCGTTGAAGCGTGTGGCCGTCCGCCTGGCGTAGCAGTACGGGCAGCCATGGCGGCAGCCGGTTACGGGGTTCCACGACATTGTGGCCCAGTCAATTTTCGTCTTGTTCATTCTTCGTCGCTCCTTTCGCTTTTCCACTCGTTCACTATGCACTCGTTACAGCCAAAACTCTGGCAGTACACGCAAATGTCCATACCGTCGGCCATGGCCGCGCGGACGATTGCCGGGAAATCCGGCAGGTTTACCTTGCGGCGCGGTTTCAGTTCCGCCAGAACGTCGCCCAGGTATTCCGACGCCTGCCAGTCGCCATAGATACGCGCCGGGGCTTCCTGTTCCTCGGTTTCAGGGTTCATCGTCCAGAGGGCGACGCACCCGCCGTCCGGGTCATGCTCCCACCGCGCCGGCGTCTGGCTTATGATCTGCCCATCTGCGCCCCGCGTCGTCAGGCCTATGGTGGCCGTTCCTTTGGCTATGCAAATAATACTCATGCGCTTATACCTCCCGTTCAAACCTGATTTTCATTTGCGCCGGGTACAGGTCAACCTCCGGCCTGCGCTTTCCGGTCCACCGGAGGCCGCCAGCTTGTCCCACGCACTTCCAGCCAGCTGCCCGGAGGCTGGCCCCGTTTTCACTCTCCATGATGTAGGTCACCAGGCGTTTATATCCCATGGCGCGGGCGGCTCTCCACGCGGCGGCGTAAAGCATGGAACAGGCATTGCGGGTTCCGTCTGTGCAGAGGCGGTTTACCTCCAGCGTCCACCCGTCGTCTAAATGCCGCGCCACAGGTCTGCCCACAATAGCCACGCCCACGATTTTCTCCCCGTCGGAACAGCCTATTGAAAACTTATGCCCCACCACAGGCCCGTGGTGCCGGTGGTTTTGCTCAACGTATGCGTTGGCCTCTTTCAGCGTCATGGGTGTTATTTCAAGCATTGTCGCCACCTCCAAACGCCGCCAGGTCGAAACAGGTCTGTTTCCCAACGTACTGGCACCACGCCCATTCCAGCATGGCGCCGCGGCTGTCCTGGTAGTCCTGCATGAACAGAACCGCGTCCGCCGCCTCCATCATGGCGAAACACAGGCGCATATAATCCACGGGGCGCAGTCCCTCCGGCGCCGTGGCGGGGTTCAGGACGATATGGCCCGCCGCCGCCAGCTTCTTTTCCACCTCTCGGAACTTGGCTTTATAACGCCTGTCCCCGGTGATCTTGCCTGATATGTAGATTTTCACAGAAAACCCTCCTATTCGTTGAAAATCTCGAAATACTCCTGGTATGGGTAACCGCTGATCTCATGCCACCCGCTCCGGCAGGTGGAACCGTCGTCGAACTTATACAGCACGGCGCCCTTTCTCGCTTTCTGGTCCTTTCTCCAGCTGGACGCAGGCACGGCGGTGTATGTGATTTCCGGCTTGTCCATGTTCTGCGTTTTGCTGTACCGCTTCCCGCGCTTGCCGATCTCTCTGTACCTCTCCATGGTGGAACGGCTTTCTTTCATCAGGTAGGCGGCCAGCTTGTAGTGGTTGCCGCGCCTGTCCATAGGCTTGAAACTGATACCTCCGCCGCCTCTTGGGACATTCTCCCACGCCTCCGTGATGATTTCCGGATCCATGCGGGAAATGATAACGTGGATATGCGGGTTGGTCATGCGCTTGGTTTCTATGACCACCACGGCCTTGAACGTGATCCCGCGCTTTTTGCAGAGTTTCCGCAGGTTCCGCAGAAAAGCGGCCTTGTTCTCCAGGATCTCCTCGAAAGAACTGTCCTTGACGTAGTAGTGTAGAACGGCATGGAGATCCCTATGGCCGAAATTGGCGTTTATATCCCAGCGCAGGTGTTCCTCTGCCACCCGCTCGTTGATCCGCTCCTGCTTCTCGGTGGTGTGGCCGGTATTTGGGCCGCGCTTCACTCCTTTGGTGTGAACCCGGAAAGACTGCATTTTCTTGTGTTCGACACACGGACCAGCTTTCACCACCCTATGAACGTAGGCCATGGGTGCCTCCTTTTCTGCTGCTTGTCACTTTACTAATCACTCTTACCGGCGCTATACGGGGCCGTGGCCCCGTCGCTTTTTCCGGCTTGTATTCCGTCCGGGAACCTGATATAATATAGGTATATCGGACGGTTTTCCGTCGTCTATATTGCCACCTGCGCCGTGTTGACAGCACCGGGCGCAGGTGGCTTTTCTTTTTATGCCAGGTAATCCTTGGCCATTTCCAGCAATTCCGCCGCGTGGTCCTGGTCGATGATCTTGACCTTGCCGGGCTTCTTCGGATCTGCGTCGATGGCCCAGCACGTTTTCTTTGCCAGTATTTCCCGCTTGTTCAGTTCCTTGTCCAGTTCCTTTTCGTAGTAGTCCTGTTCTTTCTGCCAGGCCACAAACTGTTGGAACTCCTCAACCGTCATTTTTACAGTTATTTCCACATTGTCCTCCTTGCGGCGTGTCGAATATTCTTTCGGTTGCCATTTGTGCATAGTCGGGGTTGATCTCGCAGCCTATGAAATTGCGCCACAGGCGTTTGGCCACCACTCCGGTGGTGCCGCTCCCGGCGAACGGATCCAGAACCGTGCCGCCCAATGGGCTGCCTGCTAAAATACAGGGTTCAATCAGCTTTTCAGGAAACACGGCAAAATGGGCGCCGCGAAAGCCGTTTGTGCTTACGGTCCACACGTCCCGCTTGTTCCGGCGGCCTGTCTGGTTTTCTCGGTTCCCGTGGCTCTCGCGCTCCACCTGGGCGCTGTTGTCATGTGACCGCCCGCCGGTGTAGGCACCGCCACCGCGGAACGTCCTGGCGTTTCCCTTGGTTGATGTAACGGGTTCGCTGATTGCCGCCGCGTCGAAATAATAGCGTTCCGATTTGGAAAGCAGGAAAATATATTCGTGGCTCTTGGTGCAGCGATCCCGGACGCTCTCCGGCATACAGTTGGTTTTGTTCCATATAATATCCTGGCGCAAATACCACCCGTCTGCCCGGAGGGCAAAAGCCAGCTGCCAGGGAACGCCGATCAGGTCTTTGTATTTGTACCCCCGCGGCGTATGCTTCGCTGTGTGTCCGCAGGAATTGCGGGTATTCGTCGGCGGCTGGCTTCCTGATCTGGTGGCGTAACTGTCGCCCATGTTTACCCACAGGGTTCCGTCTGCCCGCAGAACCCGCCGGACCTCACGGAAAACGGAAACCAGCGATTGCAGGTATTCCTCCACGCTGGCCTCGTTTCCAATTTGACCCGCCGCGCCATAATCTCGCAAATTATAGTAGGGCGGGGAGGTGACGCAGGTATGGACGCTTTCGGGCGGTAAATACCGCAGTTGCTCCAGCGCGTCGCCTGGCAGGATTATTTCAGCCATTGGCAGCCGCCTCCATTCCCACAGGTTCCGGCAGGTGCCAGTCCTCCGCACGGACCTGGAAAGCGTCGCCCAGTTGCATGGTGTCCGGGTAATTGTGCTGTGTGGTCTGTACGGCGTATTTGTCAATCTCGGTTGCATAGTAGGTGGTGATCTCCGCGCCCAGCTTGTCCAGCGCGATATGGCCGCAGCTCATACCGTCGTACATGGATAGCACTTCCACCGGCTCCTCCGTCAGTCCGGTAAAATGGCTCATAATGTGGGCAATCACGTCCACGGTCCAGCCGTTGCCCAGCATTTTATACGCTTGGGTGTCGCTGACGGGAAAGGCGTATGTGTCCGGCACGGTCTGGAGGCGTTTACATTCCGTCACGGTCAACTTGCGAATGATGTAAAATCCGTCTGCCAGTTTAATGGGGTATGTCTTTCCTTTGATGGTGATCCGCCCGCCGCGAACCTCGTAAACTGGGATTTCTTTTCCGCCTGCCGCCTTAATTACAAACTGCCCTTTCCCGTCCGGGATAACGGGCACGGCATACAGGCCGGTGGCCGCACCGTCGGCCCCGCCGCCGTTCGGCCTTGCCTGCAGGGAAACGCTCTTGCCGTCCGTGCTGTAAATGCGGCGGCTTTGGCTGGTGCCCAGTTCGCCGTCCTTGTTCGGCATGGCGCCGACGCGGACGGGGACGGCGATCATATTGTCTTTTTCCACGGTTGACAGGCAATTTGTTTTGCTCGGATCCTCGTTTACCTCGAAACGCTGGATCCGCTCGATCTCCTCGTTGTAATCGTCGCGGTGCCCCTGCTCGTTGATCCTGCGCCCCACGACGCGCCCAGCCACAGGGACGGCATAAAGCCCGGTTTTTGCGCCCAGGCCGCCGCCATTCCCGCAGAGGGTTACGCTTTTGGCGTCCGGGCTGTAAACACGGTATTGCTGGCTGTCAAAAGTCTGGTTCTTTGCGTCGTTCTCAATGGTTCCGATCCTCACCGGCTCCACCAGAACGTTATATGGGACGCCCTTGTGGGTGTTCGCCGTCACGCAGGCACTTTTTTCCTGCGTTGCGTCGTGGAAATAATCGAAATCAAAATGGTTCCGCCCGCCCTTGGTTTCGCGCACCATGTAATCCATTTCTTTTTCGGTCAGCGGCTTAATGGCAACAGGTTCCGCCGCACCATTCCGCTGGTGTCTGGAAACCATGTCGTCCGCCGTGGTTCCGCCAGTTGTGGACAGCAGGGCATACCCTTTTTCTTTCCAGCAGACACCACTTTCCAGAATGTCGCGCAGGAGGATCCCACGGTCCACCGGCTGCTCCACCGCCACCTGGCTGTATGTGCCGTCCTGGTTCCGTTTGCCCGCCCAATACAGGCGCTGGCGGTTTTTGGCACTCACAAGGGCGCTGTTAATCAGGACGGGTTCCACGCCTAACTCCTCCGTGATCTGCTCCCGGATAGCGGGCGACATACTTTTATTGTTTTCGTACAGGAAAAAATCCGGCTGGTACTTATCCCGTGCAATACGGTAATTCAAGAACAGTTCCCAGCCTATGCCGCTGGCCTCCGTTTCACGGTTCTTTGTCTGTGCGATACTCCAATGTGTGCAGGGGCTTCCGCCGATCAGTATTTTCATTCTTTCGCCTCCAATTTCGCCGCCAGGGCCTCAATGGTGGCCGCCGCTTCTTCCAGTTCCGTGGCCAGGAGGTTCCGGCCAAAACGGTCCCGCTGGTGCATGGCTTCCAGGCGGAGGTCTGCGGCCTGCCGCTTATATGGGTTCGTGCTGTCGGTCTTAACTGGGCCGCTGCCGGTGTATGCCCGTTTCAGCCACCAGGTAGGGCTATTCCGTTCAGCTTGGTGGGCGCAGTTTTCAGCGTCGCAGTTCTCCGCGTCGCAGCTGTCACAAAATACCCGGTGGAAATCGTCGTCCCACGGGCCGGACAGGATAGGGAGGGCGCCCAGGAAATCCCCCAGGGCCTCCGGGGAGGCCGTGATCCTTTCAAAGTTATTCACCGCCCGGCCTCCTCTTTGTGGAGGTCCACACCCTCCAGAGCGTTCCACACGGCCCGCTCCCATTCCTTTGCCCAGCCGGAACAGGCTTTCCGTACTGCGTTAATCACCACGGCCTCGCCGTCGGCCTCCCACAGCAGGCGATCCTTGTCGATCACGTCCGCGCCGATATGCTCCGCCGGATCCCGCTCGATCATGTCCACCAGGTATAGGGGAACGCCCCAGCAGGCACCGCCGCCGGGCGGCTGGTAAATCTGGAACCCCTGCATAATCACCGGCACCATGGTGACCTCCTCGCCGCGGTCACCGCCGCGCCAGTGGTCCATATCGTCCGCCGCCGTTTCTCTCAAAACCAGCTGCGGCTCCGTGTCCTTAATGATCGACGTGGGCATATCTCGCTCCGGGATCATGCCCATGTGTTCCACGATGGTGGCCAGCACCTTGCGCGGCAGCAGGGCGCGGTTGGCCATGGCAAACCAGTGATCCGTGTAAATGGCCACGTCGTTGCCGGTGTTCAGGACGGTGTACCCGCCCGCTTTGTAGGCTCTTTTGATGGCGCGGATCAGCCCGCCCTCGTTAATCAGCATTTGAAACCCTCCTTTTATATAAGGTGCGGCATAGGCACCGGCCTTTCCTCCTTGTCGGCCCTCCACACCTCTGCGTCCCGTATTTCTGTCCAGTCACAGCCCCAAACCTCCGCCGCGTTCAGCAGGGCGGCAAAATTGGAACCGTGCGGCACCACGACGGTGCCATATTTCCGGCTTACCACTCTGGCGCAGCCGCTGGCCTGCCAGCGTTCCCGCCGTGCCCGCTCCGTCACAGACGTTTCATACTTGCGGGCGGCCTCGCGGGTTACACCCCGCCCCAGGCGTTCACCGTACATTCCCATGTTTCCATGGCCTCCTTGACTGCCTTGGAGTAGTCGGTGGAGGTGATCCCGCTGTCCCATGCGCTTCTCGCGCCGCCCTCGCCCATGTTGTAGGCCATGGCGGCCTTTTCGACGCTGCCATACTTGTCCAAATACAGGCCCAGCTTGTAGCAGCCGCCCGCGATATTCCCGGAGGCGGTGGTGGGATCCAGCCCCGTGGCCGCCTTGATCTCCGCATGGTAGGAACCGCCGGGGCCTGGGTTTAACTGCATGATCCCCACCTCACCAGAAGCGCCCACGGCGTCCATGTCGAAATTGCTTTCCGTCTGTGCCACCGCCAGGGCCAGAGGATAGGGGCAGCCGTATTCCTCGCAGTACGTCCTCATGTAGTCCTGCCATTCGTAGGGCATAGGAACCGCCAGGGAGAAATAACCCTGCGCCAGCAGCGCCTCCTCGATCTTTTCCGTTTCCTGCGGGTCCTCCATGTATTCCTCCTCCGCCGCCGCGGTGAACAGCAATTCCGTGGGCAGGATTGCCGCCGGGGCCGCCGACGCTTCCGGCGCGGCAGGTTCCGCCGCCGGTTCCTCGCTGTACGCCTTGGCCACCATGACCACGCAGACGGCAACGAACAGCGCCAGGGCGATAAAGGCCAGAACCTTATTGCGCCGGCGGGCTTTGCGCTCCCGCTCCGCCGCGCGGGCGGTTCTGCGCTCCTTGGCCGCCTTGACCTCCGCCGCGGCCTGTTTCAACTCACGGGCGGACACCGCCGCCCGGTAAACGGCCAGATCGTCCTCCACGGCAGAGATCCGCACCCCCTGGGTGGTCTGCTCGGTGGTGATGGCCGCCACGTCCTGCTCCAGCTTGTCCACGCGCCGCTCCATGCGGCGGGCATATTTTTCGCCTTTCTGGCTCATTTCTTCGTTACCTCCTTTTTTTGGCGGCCCGCCCGGTCACCTCATAGGTGATACCGAACCGGCGGCGTCCGCACTCCGAACAGGTGATTTTCTCACACCTCTGCGCGACGGGTTTTACAGTCTTACCCCTGGCCGCCAGATCGACGGCGCAGGGCTTACATAACAGTTTTGTCATTCGTCCGTGCCCCTTTCGTCAATATGGGCGGCGCACATATCAGCCTCATGCAGCCGCCACACCCATGGCGTTGCGTCCATGGCCGCGGACAGGTCCCGCAGGTCTGTGCGGGCCGCCGTGTCATAGGCTCCCATGTGCCAGCGGATTGCCAGGGCTTCGTGATCCTCCAGCCGCATAAATCTGGTGATTTGGTAAAGGCTCTTTTCTCCGTGTCCCAGGGGGAGGGGATCCCGGAACGTATAGCCCAGGTAATCCTCCCACACGCCCGTTTCCGGGTTCCTGCGGCGCTTGGTTTCGGCGTGGTACACGCCAGCCTTGCACACGTCATGCAGCAGCCCCAGGATTGCCACGGTTTCGTTGGTTTCCGGCGTCAGATCCAGAATTGCCTTTCCGTCGATGGTGTCCCGCAGCGTGATTTCACGCAGGCGGCTCCAGACGTTCAGGCTATGAACCACCAAACCGCCAGCATGGGCGCCGTGGTGTTTGGCTCCCGCCGGGGCCGTGAAAAAGTCCGTGCTTGCCAGCCATGCCAGCAGCTTGTCCGCACCGGGGCGGTGTATGTCTTTGTAAATGGTCAAAAAATCAGCCTTGGGATCTCTTGTTCCGTTCATATGTCCTCCTTATGCTTCCGGGGCTTCGTTGCCCCAGGCGTCCCAGCCGTCAGCTCTCTGGCGGGCGAACATTTCCAGCCTGGGCACGTCGCCCAGCAGTTCCACGATCCGCCGGCGGGTTTCGTCTGGTTTCTTGCTGTGCCCCTCGAATGGGGCTTCTATAATCTGGTGGACATTGTGGGCGCGGATCTGCGTCTTTGCCTTAAAGCCCGGCGTGACGCCCAGCAGGCAAACCTCCGCGTTTGCGCGGGTATAGGCGCCCATGCCCATGAAATTGCCGCCGTTCTTCCGGTTCTTTTTGACCCACACGAAAGCTGCGGTTTTGTATGTAAAGCCCCACGCCTCCATGACCTTGATGGCCTCCGCGATATTGGGGAATGTCGCCCACATGAAACAAGCGCACCCCCCCCCGCAGATTTCGCGCACCGGCAGGGCGCATATTTCCGCGGTGGTCATGGTGGGGTAATGCTTCACGGCGGTGCCGCGGGCCTTTGCGGTGGCTCCGGCCTGCTGGTATGCCCACGGCGGATCCGCATAGATCACGCTGTACTGCTTGGCGGGGAGGGGGATATGGTCAGGCATGGCCGTTCACCTCCCGCTTTCCGCTGGCGGCTTGATCTGCCACGAAATAAAGGGCCTCCACGTTTGAAAATGTCGTGGCCCGTGCCAGCCCCTCCGCCTCCGCAATCATCAGATCCGCGTCAAGCCCTAATATTTCAGCCGCAGCCCTGACGGCCTTTTCCGCCTCCAGGTATTCGTTGATTGCGGCCAGCTGCGGGGAGGTGTAGGCCGTCACCAGGGCCGCGGTCATGTCGTTACGCTCTGCCATGTGCCTGCCGCCTCCTCTCCATGGCGGTGGTGACTTCCTCCACCATGCCGCGCTCCCGCAGGCCCTCAACGGAAAGGCGGTGCGCCTCATGGTACAGCTGCCCGCCCGCCGCGTCGTGCATCGTGATCGTCAGGATCGGGTGCCCCAGGGAGGAGGAAAGAAACGCTTTCGTGTGGCCGTCGTCCGTCGTCCATTCCAGCCAGTAGTCCGGGCGGCCATTCGCTTTCTGGAAATCCACGCGGCGCATACCCGGCAGGGGCTTGTATGTCGCCACCAGATTGTAAAGGCTGGTTTTGTTGGCTTTCAGCCTCAACACGGGGCCACCTCCGTTCTGTACCATTCCAGGATCCGCTTGGCGTACTTCTTGCGGATCCGCTTCTTTTTGGTGTGGCGGTAGCGGTTATAAAGCGGGCGGTTGTCAACCGACGCCCAGCGCAGCGCCATTTCCATTTCCTGCTGTGCTGCCACCTCCGCCGCCACCCGCTGGATCCATCTGCAGAAACTGTTTACCGTGGTCAGAACGCCCGCCGTAATCTCGCGGATCGCCTTGGCCAGTTCCTCACAGTTCGCCGTGGCCTGCTCCATGTTTATGCCTATCTGCGGCACCAGCATAGTGTTTTCATTCATGTGGAAAGCCCTCCCCATTCTCCCAGCCCAGCAGTATATGGTGGGCCAGGTCGTTCATATCGCGCCGCGCTTCCTCCAGCGCCAGCAATTTGTGGTATGAGATCCCGACGCCCTCCAGCTTGTCCCGGAAAGCCTTGGCCGATTTGACCGCCGCCGCGATCTCCGCCCTGTCGTCCGCCACCTCCGCCGCGGAAATGGCTGCGCTTCTGTCGTCCATGGCGTTCTCCTCTCGCGTCCGTATCAGGTGCCCGCCTGCTGGGGCTTGCCTCTGCGTCGGAGGTTAGCCTGGAAACGGCGCTGCGCCAGTTCCGGGTCATAGGCGGGGCGCTGGTTCCGGTCCAGCTTTTCGCCGTCCTGGCCTCTCCGTAATTCTGCGTAGATCGTTTTTCTGGATTTCCCCAGGTGCGTGGCGATCTCCGCCACACTCGCGTAATTGCGCCACGCCTTGGCGATATACTCCCGTTCGGCGGGGCTAATGTATTTTTCGCTCATGGCTTTTTCACCTCCGATTGCGACAAAAAAATAAGAGTAACAAGGGATTTCCCTTTGTTACTCTTATTGATAGCATTTTCGACGGCAAATGTCAATAGGAAAGTGTAACAAAACGAAAAAATATTTTTAGACGGTCTGCAAATAGCCCTCAAACAGTTGCCCGGCAGAGGCCCAGCCCAGCAGTTGGCGGGGGTATCTGTTCAGCCAGCTTTCCACCGCCTCCACGTCTTTTTGGGTAACCTTATCAAAGTTTGTCCCCTTTGGGAACTTCCGCCGGATCATCTGGTTTTGTTTTTCGTTGCTTCCTCGCTCACTACTGCAGTATGGGTGACAGTAATATGTCCGTGTGCGCTTGCTCTCACAGCGTTTATATACGGACCGTTCGATCCCGATATAGTCCGCAAACTCGCTTCCGTTGTCCATGGTAATAGATTGGAATACCTGCGGGAAGCGGGCACCCCATTTCCGTTCCATGGTGTCCAGCGCACGGACGACGCTGGCCGCGGATTTATCGCGGATCAGGCGGATCGCCTCCATGCGGGTGACGCGCTCGGTCAGCACCAGGAGGCACTTATGCCCGCCCCTGCAGGAAACCACCAGATCCATTTCCCAGTGGCCGAACTCCTGGCGCCCGTCGATCTCCGGCGGGCGCTTTTCTATGCTCTCACCCTTGGGCTGCTGTTTCGCCCGCTGGACGTGCTTGGTTTTCTTCTTCCGCCGGGAACCCTTGAACGGCAGCGCCTTATTGGTCAGGCGGAGAAAAACTCCCTTGTCAATATAGGCATAAAGGGTTTGGCGGCAGATCCGCGTTTCAAAGCTGCCGTACTTTTCCGGGTGGTCCTCAATCTCATGCAGGGCTGCCTCCGGGCTGTAATTGTCGTCAGCAATCAGCGCCTCCAGGGTTTCGGCGTACCGGCGATCACTTCCAATTTTCAGGGGGCCGCCCTTGGCCGCCATGTTGGCCCGGTAGCGGGCTTGTGACCGCTCCGGTATGTACTCGGTCACTTCGATATAATCCGCGTTCATGTAGGTGTATGTCCCGCGTTTGATCTCGCGGCAGACGGTGGCGGCGCTGACGTGCAGGGCCGCGCCGATCTCGCGCATGGTGGCGCCCTCTTTTCTCATTCTGGCGATCTTGTTCCGGTCAAACTCCGTCAGGTGCTTATATCCTTTCATGCCCGTGCCCTCACTTTCAAAAAAATATGGACGGCGCGGTGCATACAGCACTCCACGCCGTCCTATTCTTTGCCCAGCAGCCAGTCCACGGAAACCTCCAGAACGTCCGCGATCACCACCACCTCAAAGTCAGCCACAAACCTGCCGCCGTTTTCGATCCTGCTTATCACGTCCCGCTCCACAATGACACCAGCCAGTTGCAGACGCCGGCAGAGATCAGACTGTGACAGCCGCGCCCGCAGGCGGGCCTCCCGGATCCGGTCACCGCATATATTTCTTTTCCCGTGGAAATCATACGCTTTCATGGGCAGCCCTCCAGGCGCGTGGTAATGTTCAGCAGTTTTCTTGATATTAACACATAGGTTTCCACGAACCCGTGTTAATAATCAGCACCGAAAAATATTGAACACTCTGGAGGGCAAACGCCGAAACGCCCCCGGCGCTGTGTGCGTCGGGGGCTTATGCTTTTTATTCTCCCAGGATCTCCGCCGCCAGGCTGTCCATGGCCTTTTCCATGAACTCGTTAAGACTGAACCCAGCAGCTTCCGCGGCTTTCTGGTATCTCTCTTTTTTCCCTTTCTTCACAAATGGGTAAAGACGCTCATAGTTCGCGGCGTTATATTTGTTCTTTGCCTTGGTTGCCGCCGTCCCTGTTTTCTTCTCCATGGGATCGCCTCCTTTTCCTGTATTGTATCAGATTATATTAACTTACGCAAGTATATAATATGCACAAACTCACGCAAGTATATTTGTGCAGTATTCCGTCTTGCTTTTTTACTTACGCAAGTATATAATGATAATCAGAAAGGGGGTGGTTGATATGGCAAAGAAAAAGCGCCGTAATAAAACGGCGCAACCCGCCAGAAAGTCCGACTTGCTGGCCGACATTCTGGCGGGCGTTGTCTCCGGTCTGATAACAGCAGCAATCCTCAAATTGCTAACCTGGTAAAGGCCAAGGGGGGCGGAGATAGGGCTGGCGTATTCAACAGCTACCATACCGGTTCCGTCCAGTACGGCTCTGAGGAAGCCGAGCCTGTGGCGGGTCACCTGATCGGCAGCGCCACAGGTGTAGATGTCAACGGAAAGTCGCTGGGCAATCTGTATTATCAGGAAGTGGGCATTCTGCCCGCCATCGGTAACTATGACGCGGGCGACTATGCAACCGCCATGCCCCTGACCGCCATGCAGGCTCAGGAGTTCGTGGACAAACTGAACGGCTATGCCAACATATCCCTGTACGGCGTAACGTGGACGCAGGGCGACAGCGAAAGTCAGAATCTGCCGGTGTGCGGCAGCTTCGAGACGCTGAAAGACTACGCCTGCGACCTGACGGGCCTGACCGTCAACGACAGCGCGGCTCTGTTGGACAAGAACGGCAACTATTACTTTGTGCTGCCCTATGACGCGGATCTGGCCAAGGTGACCGTTGCCACCACCGTCAGCCCCCACGCCACTGTTACCCCCGCCGACGGAGCGGTGGACTTTTCCAACGGCCGCGTGGACTTCGTTGTTACGGCGGAGGACGGCACCCACAGCAAGACCTATCCCGTCACCGTGACAAAGGCAGCCAGCCCCAACGGCCTGAGTATGCTGCGGCTGAATAGCTGGTGCAACGGTTCGGTTGATCCCAGCAAGAACAATGGCTATGACGGCGCTGTTCTGGTCGACCCGAACGACTTTAAGCAGGATACGACCAGTTATTCTTCCACGCAGTATGACCTGCATGTCGTGCCGCTGGGCCTTGACAACACCGGAACGAACAGCAGCTATCGCTTCTGGGCTATCCCTGCCGAGACCGGCGCGACCATGACCGCCGCGATCGGTGAGACGACGAAGACCATCAATCCCGTCACAGATATGATGGGAGAGAGTGCGGAGTACATTCAATACGGCAGTCTGCTGAAGCTGGGCGAGAACACCCTGACCCTGACCGTGACCCCGCCGACGGGCGGCAACGGCAAGGAAACGGTGTACACCTTCAAGCTGACCGTCCTGCCCACGCTGAAAACCGTCACCTTCGCGGAGGGAGGTCTGGAGCAGGATCAGGCTTTCGCGCCTGAGACGCTGGACTACACGCTCAAGGTGCCCGACAGCGTCAAGTCCCTGACCCCCACCGTGACCGCTACCCTGAGCGACGGCGTCACCGTGACCTACAGCCCCGAACTGGAGAACGGCAAGCTCCCGCTGGATAAGCTGGAGAACGGCAAGTTCACCATCACCGTCTCCGGCACGGAGGCGGGCGCGACCAGCACCACCTACACCTACACGGTGGAGACCATCGGCACCTATGACGCGAAGATCACCACCAACGCCACCGGCGCGCAGGTGCGCGTCTATCAGGGCGACACGCTGGTCACCCCCGGCAAGAACGGCGTGTACAGCCTGCGCACCGACAAGAGCTACCGCTATGTTGCGGTGGCCAAGGGCTACGTCACCAAGACCGGCACCATCACCCAGTCCGCGCTGAACAAGGCTGGCGAGCTGACCGTGACGCTGAGCGCCGTGCCGGCGATCTCTTTGCCGGATTATGCCGCTTCCTGGCCCAACTTCCGCGGCAATGACCAGAACATGGCCATCACCAAGGTCAAGACCCCCACCGGCCAGATCGATGCGGAGACCAAGACCTCCGATGTGGAGCTGCTGTGGGCCAGCGCCAGCGGCAGCGGCTATGACAGCGGCGCGGTGGGCTCTCCCATCTTCGTGGGCGGCTACATGTACGCCTACGCGGGCACCAGACTGCTGAAGCTTGATCCCGCCACCGGCGCGACCGTGAAGTCCGTCGAAATGGCCAGCAACTCCGACTTCGCCATCATTCCGCCCACCTATGCCGACGGCATGATCTTCGTGGCGCTGAAGGAGGGCCGCGTGCAGGCGTTCCGCGCCGATAATCTGCAGTCCCTGTGGGTCTATCAGGATCCGCTGAAGGGTCAGTCCAACTCCCCCATCACCTACTCTGACGGGTATGTGTATGTGGGCTTCTGGAACGGCGAGAGCGGCGACGCCAACTTCGTCTGCCTGACGGCGGACTATGAGGGCACCTCCACCAAGGAGGCACTGTGGCGCTATACCAGTCAGGGCGGCTTCTACTGGGCCGGTGCTTACGCCAACAAGGACTATGTGGTCGTCGGCACCGACGACGGCCAGAGCGGCTATACCTCCCAGACTGCCAAGCTGGTGGTGTTCAACAAGCGCACCGGCGAGATCGTGGATTCCAAGGATGGCTACACCGGCGATATCCGCTCCAACATCGCGTATGACGAGACGACGAACCGGCTGTACTTCACCTCCAAGGGCGGCTATTTCTACAGCGAAATCCTTGGCGCGGATGGTAAGCTCTCCGGCTCTCAGGCTATCAATCTGGGCGGCATGAGCACCTCCACTCCCGTGGTGTACAACAACCGCGCCTATGTGGGCGTGTCCGGTACCGGTCAGTTCACCGCCTACAGCGGCCACCACATCGCGGTGCTGGATCTGACCAGCTGGAAAGTGGCCTATACAGCCACCACCCAGGGCTATCCCCAGACCAGCGGTCTGCTGTCCACCGCTACCGATGACGGCAGCGTGAACGTCTACTTCATGGATAACTATACCCCCGGCGTCATGCGCGTGATCAACGACAGCGCGGGTCAGACCTCTTTGAAGAACGGTATCACCGAAAACGGTCAGAGCAACTGCGCGCCCGTGGTATTCAAGCCGGAGGGCCCCCTGGCACAGTACTGCATCAGCAGCCCCGTGGTGGATGAGTACGGTACATTGTACTTCAAGAACGACAGCGGCAACCTGATCGCCCTGACCAGCGCGGTCAAGGAGCTGGTCGTCAAGGAGAAGCCCGAGGTGACCAAGGGCGAGGATGGTGCTTATACGGCAGTAGGCGGTAAGATCGTGGCAGTCCTGGCCAACGGCCTGAAGCGCGACGTGACCGAGCTGGTGTCGTACCGTGACGCGGCTGACGGCAGCGTTGAGGCGGTCTACACCTACGGCGCCAACGTGGGCAATTACACGCTGTCCACTAAGGCGGTGTCCCTGACCGGCGCGTCCGAGTCTGACATTAAGATCGGCAACGGCACTAATGAGGGTACTACTGAGAACGGTGTGACCACTTTCAAGGCCGGTACCTCCGCGGATGCACCTACCATTACCGTCAACGCCCCCGAGGCTGGCTGGAAGCTGGGCGAGAGCAACGCCTTCACCGTGGCCAGCGAAAATGACGTAGCCTGCGTGGTACTGGTGAAGAAGGCTGACGGCACTTATGAAAAGCTGACGGCCACCACCAAGAACGGCACTCACAGCTTCACCGTGACGCTGGCAGAAGGCGACAGCATCGTTGTGGCCCTGAAGGGCGATGTGGATGGTGATGGTGCGGTTACTGCCGCAGAAGCCCGTAAATTGCTGGGTGCCAGCAGTGGAAAGGTAACGCTGACAGACATTGAAAAGCTGAGAAGCGGTTCCGTGGGAGATCCGACTGCCGCAGAAGCTCGCAGAGTTTTAGGCGTCAGTTCTGGAAAGACAGCTTTTGGCTGGTGATAGAAAGGAGTTTGGCAAATGAAACAAAATTTGCGGCGCGGAATTGCACTTCTGCTCTGCTTAGCACTTTGCTTCAGCTTGACGATTAACGTATTTGCTTCTAATGAGTTGGGAATATCCTATACAGCGACATTGAGCCAAAGCACGGTTGATGCAAGTGATGAAGATCAGACAGTGAATTTGACAATAGGAACATCGGCTCCCGTAACGCTCGACAGTATTGAAGTAATCGTGTCCGATGCAAGCGGGAAACTGGTCGTAGGAACTCCGTCCTGATATCCGGACGGAGGCACCGCAAGCTACAATGAAAAGGCGAATAAGCTTTCGTGGATGAATCTTGGCGATGATAACATTGAAAATGTAACGACTTTGGCGGTATTCCCCATTACGATCCCTGCCAATACTCCCGCAACTGAGTATGTTATCAACGTGACGGGCATTAAGCTGAGCAAGGATTGGGGTAAGACATGGGAGGACGGCGGCTCTGCCACCACTACCCTCACCGTCAAGGACAACACCCCTGCCGCTGATGGCTACACGGTAGCGGTGTCCACGGACAACGCCAAGATCAATATGGGCGATACGGCGATGGTGAAGCTGGCGATCAGCAACCCCAACGTGACGTATTACAACGCTGTTGACATGAAGCTGACCTATGATGCCGGTGTGCTCAGCTTCGATCAGGCCAAGAGTACCGGCCTGCCGGAAAATACGACGGTTGCCGACGACAACGGAAACCTGCGTATCAAGTTCTACGGCGATAATCGCACGAATGATATCCAGTTGGCTTTCAACGGCATCGCTGCCGGTAAGAGCGACGTGACGGTCACCGAGGCCAAGGTGGACAAGACCGAAAACGCACTGCTGAATGCGCCTGCGGCCACTGTGACCGGCTCTGCCACCATCACCGTGGCGCTGACCTACAAAGTGACGCTGCCCGATAACGTCACCGGTGAAGCTACCGCCTCTTCTAACAAGGACTATACCTTCACACTGAAGGATGGTCTGGACGGCACTTACATGGACGTGAAGTACAAGATCGGCGAAGGCGAGGAAAAGGAGCCGACGCGCAATGCAGACGATTCCTACACAATTCCTAAGGATGAGATCACCGGCGACATCACCATCACCGCTGTGGGCCACGAGTTTGACGTTAAGGTGACCGGCTCTGGCTCGGCCAATGTGACTGCCGCGGCCAAGGCCACCTACGGCACGGATTATACCTTCACGCTGACTCCGGAAGCGAACTATGCCTACACCGTGGAGGTTACCGCGGGCGGCAAGTCGGTCACGCCTGATTATGATGAGGCTACGAAGACCTACACCATCCCCGGCAAGGAGATCACCGGTAACGTGGTCATTACCGTGAACAAGGAGGCAAACAAGGCCCAGATCAACTTCACGGGCAATGGCGCGGAGGATGTTGAAGGCGGCCAGGCGACCCGAACGGCGACCCCCGGTCAGAACTTCGTGTTCAAGATCAACAAGGTGACAGGCTATACCTACACCGTAACGGCCACCAAGGCGGACAACACCGCCGTCACCGTCACGGAGAATCCCGAGGGCACCTACACCATCGCGGGTGCGGATATCAAGGCCGGCGATGTTATCACCATCACCGTGGAAAAGAAGCAGATCGAGACCAAGTATACCATTGAAGTCAATGAGTATGTGAAGCTCGATAAGAACGCAGAGAACAAGGCCCAGTCCGTGTTCCTGATCACCGCCAAGCTGGACGGCAGCGCAAAGCTGGCTGACGGCAAGGTGCTGGCCTACGGCAATGACCCCATGTTCCGGAACGCGGAGCGTTATGAGGGCGCCTATGCCTATCTGGTCATTTCCGATAAGTCCTTGGCAGAGGTAAAGGCCGAGGCCGAAGCAGACGGCAAGATCACCGAGGTGGACGTCACTGCCCAGACCTTCAACATAAACGGTGATGTGAACGGCACCGGACTGGTGGATATCAACGATGCCCAGCTGGTGTACAACATCTACAACGCCAAGTACGACAGCTTCGATACGACCACCATGGCAATGTTCCTTGCTGCCGACGTGAACAACAGCAAGACGGTCGATGTGAAGGATGCTGCCGCCGTTGTGGCAAAGATCCAGTAATCCCCCTCTTATAGGGCGAATACTGTCCATATCGTGCATGATTTCCCCCGCCCCCAAAGGGGCAGGGGGAGATACCCCGTTTTTCGGAGGTTTGTTTATGTGTCTCTTGAGACGCGGAAAAAGAGGAATAAAAACGAATTTCTGAATAAAAAGAAGCAGAAGGAGAACCACGAAATGAAGAAACTGTTATGCGCGCTGCTGGCGGCCCTGACGCTGCTGGCGGCAGTCGTCCCGGCCATGGCGGTGGACGAGAGCCAGTCGTACCTCTTTGAACTGTCCATCGACGGCAGCGACACGAAGCGGGCGGCCACCGGGGATATCGTCACGGTGGCGCTGGCCCTGAAGCGTACCGACGCGGACGAGGGCTACACCATGTACGCCATGCAGGATGAGCTGTGCTATGACCCCGCGTTTTTTGAGCTGGTGGAGAACAGCGTCATGACGGCGGCCTCCATCGAGACAACGGACATCGCCCTGCGGGGCGGTATGCGGGCATTTTACATGAACTTCCTGTCTCTGGGCGGCGGCGAGAACTGGGACGCCTCCACCATGATCGGCACGTTCCAGCTGAAGGTCATCGGTACTTCCGGCTCGTCCGTGATCCGCAATACGGAGATGCAGGTTGCCGTTGAGGGCGGCATGGACAGCTACGCCACCACCGGCCGTGACGTGACCGTGGTGGTGACGGACGAGTGTACCGTGCGGTTCGAGAGCAACGGCGGCACCTTCGTCCCGGAGCAGAAGGTGAAGCTGGGCCAGAAGGTGACGCGCCCGGAGGACCCCACCAAGGAGGGCTTCGCGCTGGCGGGCTGGTACAGCGACTTCGACATGACCAAGGAATGGGACTTCGGCAAGGATACGGTACGGGGCAGCATGACACTGTACGCAAAGTGGACGGAGCTGACGCAGGTGCCTGCGGATAACAGCGGCGGACAGCTGCCCGCGTGGATTTGGTTTGTGCTGGGCGCGGTGCTGCTGGTGATCGTACTGCTCCTGCTGCTGGGCAGAAAGACGGTGAGGTTCGAGACATTCGGCGGTACGGCTATCGGCAGCCGCAAGGCCAAGCGCGGCGAGAAGCTGACCCGTCCTCCCGTCCCGGAAAAGGCGGGGTGCGGTTTTGGCGGCTGGTATCAGGATACTGCCTGCACCAGACCATGGGATTTTGATACGGACAAGGTAAAGAAAGATATGACGCTGTATGCCAAATGGCTATAAGCGGCAATGCAATGGAGAAAAGCGATGAGAAACAGGATCATAGCCCTGCTGCTGGCCTGTGTCATGACGGTGAGTCTGCTGCCGATCTCGGCATTGGCAGTAGAACCGTCCGACACCGTGGCGGCGCAGGAGACAACGGTCATTACCA